GATCTGGTATGGGAGGTTGCCGAGGGCGCGCTGACGGACGAAGACACCGAAATTATATGGGTGGCGTTCGGTAACCCGACACGTAACACCGGGCGTTTCCGTGAGTGCTTCCGCAAGTATAAGCACCGCTGGAAGGCAAAGCAGATCGACAGCCGAACGGTGGAAGGAACGAACAAAGAGCAACTGCAGAAATGGGTGGACGACTACGGCGAAGACAGCGACTTCGTAAAAGTCCGTGTTCGCGGGATATTCCCTGATGCGTCTGAAAACCAGTTTATCCCATCAGGACTAACGCAACCTGCAGTTGGTCGCGTGATAACGCCTGACCAGGTACAGCACGCTGCTACAATCATCGGCGTTGACCCATCCCACCAGGGTAAAGACCCGGCGGTTATCTACCTGCGTCAGGGACAGCACTGCAAAAAGCTGGGAGAATATCCTCGCACCACTGACGATGTGTGGTTTGCTAAAGTGATCGCCGACTTTGAGGACCAGTACCGGGCCGACGCGGTATTTATCGACTACGGGTATGGTACAGGTCTGAAATCCGTTGGTGATAACTGGGGCCGTAGCTGGACGCTGATACAGTTCGGTGGCGGTACATCCGATCCCGAAATGGGCAATAAGCGCGGCGAGATGTACAAATCCGCCCGCGACGCGCTGAAACTTGGGGCGCAACTGGACAGCCAGGACCTGGCCGACGAACTGAGCGCACCGGAGTACAAAGTCAGGCTGAAGGACAGCCGCAAGATTTTGCAGGACAAGGAAGAGGTGAAGGAACTGCTGGGGCGCTCACCGAACAACGCCGACGCCTACGTGCTGACCTACGCCTTCCCGGTGGTGAAGAAGAAATTCAGCGTGGCTGGCCAGCAACAGGGCAGGGCTATCACAGAATACGATCCGTATGCTTAATTTCAGCAGGTTACATCACTCGGAATACAGGGGTGTAAGTATTTTATCAATGAAATCAGAGCCCTCAAAATTGAGGCGGGCCATTAAAAGGCAGATTTCTAGCCTTTTAGTTCATCCAGTAGGACTCCTTGAAATCAAGGCCTCTTAAGTGCTCTGAATCAATCAAAAAACCCGCGCTTCGGCGGGCTTAATGTGAGACATAGCTCAGTTTTTTAGTAGTCATCATCACTATCTTTCATCGCAGATCGGAAGACCAGCGCAGCGATACCTACCACAACCGCCGCGCCGCCGATGGCGAGCCACATCCACAAACTAAGTTCGCTCATGATTCGCTTCATCGTGACATGTCACCGCATCAATCAGTTGTATTCCCGCCTATGGAAAATGGCAAGTTATTGCTTACGAGCTCATCAATTTTATTCTGAGCGGCATCGCGTGCTTGCTGTAGCTTCTCTATAGAGGCTTTCTTTTCAGAGATGATTTTTTTTAGGCCTTCTCGCATTTCCTTATCGAAAACGATATCAATGCCGAAACCACTAAGCCCAATTGTTTTACCTTGTTCAGCGCGTTCAACAGCGCCATGCAATGCAGACAATTCATAGCACAAGTTATCGATTATTTGATCAATGTTACTTACGGAGATGGTCATGGTTATCACCTTAAAAAAATGCCCGGCGAACCGGGCGAACAAAAGCCAATGGGAGTTACGGGGTTTACAACAGAAAGCCATCGCGATGACGTTCTGGTGTAAAAAGGGCGGCATCAGGAAAGGATTCAAAAAAACCTGTGCCGCCAAAATTTACACTGGTACTGCGTTATCACGGTCCTAAGCGTGATTCTGTCGTGGGCCAGATGCTTATCTTCTGGTTGCCTCAATGGGCTGCAATTCACCACAACGGAAAGAGCACTGAACGCTGCATTGTGGCTCTATCTCAGCTGCGCCGACTGCAGTCCCGATATGACCAACCCCTGAGAGGGTATCTGCCAATTACTTTTAGGCTCGGTCAATGCTCTTACCTGTTGTGCCCTCATCTCTTCCGAGGTGTCACACCGTACCGCCACGATGGTGAGTCGCTATGTCCTGCCCCTGACCAACATCAGGCATGGCTTGCACATTCCGGTGATCCTGAAGGCGTTGCTGGTGAGGCAAACAAGGAACCTGTCAGGCCGCTAACGACGCATGTGCCATACGCCGTACATCTTGCCGGTTACGTCTCCGGCGAGGGCTTCCACCTCTCGTCTGGCTTTTCCACGCAAGCGCGTGCTTGTGTTACCTAAAAGGTAATAATTGCGCCGTAATATGTCAATACCCTACGCTAAATAATCCTTATGTGGTTAAATTGGTAATAATTTAATCGCGTGCGGAGTCATTGAAATGTGCATGGGTAGCTCACCATCAGTACCGGCAGCGCCGGAAATCCAGGCGGCACCGCAGGAACAGGACGCGGCTGTTGTTGCATCCCGCGACGATGAAATGCGCCGCCGTCGTGCCGCAGCAGGCCGCAACTCCACGCTGCTAACCGGCGCGCAGGGCGACACCTCTGCCGCTAATACCAGCGGTAAAACGCTGCTGGGCCAGTAAGGGATCGTCATGGCCGGGACAAACGAAACCATCAAAGAGCAATTGCTGAAACAGTTTGCTCAACTGGAAAATGACCGGTCGTCATTCGATCCGCACTGGCGCGACCTCACTGATTTCATCAACCCTCGCGGCTCACGCTTCCTCACGTCTGAAGTGAATCGCGGCGAGCGGCGCAACACCAAAATCGTTGACCCAACGGCGACCATGGCAAACCGGACACTGTCCAGCGGCATGATGTCCGGCATCACCAGCCCGGCCCGTCCGTGGTTCCGTCTGGCTACGCCTGACCCTGACATGATGGATTACGGCCCGGTTAAGCTGTGGCTCGAAATCGTGCAGCGCCGCATGAACGACATGTTCAATAAGTCGAACCTTTACCAGTCACTGCCCCTGCTTTACGGCAGCCTGGGCACGCTGGGAACAGGCGCGATGGCTGTACTGGAGGATGATGACGACATTATCCGCACGATGATGTTCCCGATTGGCAGCTACTGGCTGGCAAACTCTCCACGCGGCAGCGTTGATACCTGCTTTCGCAAGTTCTCAATGACCGTTCGTCAGATCGTCATGGAATTTGGACTGGATAAGGTCAGCACGTCAGTTAAAAGCATGTGGGAGTCGGGAAACTACGAGCAGTGGATCGAAGTGATGCACTCTGTTTTCCCGAACATAAACCGCGATACGGCAAAGCTCGACAGCAAAAACAAGCTGTATAAGTCCGTCTATTTCGAGGTTGGCGGCGACAGTGACAAAGTGCTGCGCGAATCAGGCTACGACGAATTCCCCATCATGGCGCCGCGCTGGGAAGTCAACGGTGAGGACGTGTACGGCTCATCCTGTCCTGGAATGATTGCACTTGGTCAGGTTAAAGCCCTTCAGCTTGAGCAAAAGCGCAAATCACAACTGATCGACAAAGCCACTAACCCGCCAATGGTCGGCCCGTCATCACTGAAGAATCAGCGCGTTTCCCTGCTTCCTGGTGACATCACCTATATCGACCAGATGTCGAATCAGGACGGTTTCAAACCTGCTTACCTGGTTAACCCGAATACTGCCGACCTGCTGGCTGACATTCAGGACACGCGGCAGGTGATCAACAGCGCCTACTTCGTTGACCTGTTCATGATGTTGCAGCAAATCAACACGCGCTCAATGCCGGTTGAAGCTGTTATCGAGATGAAAGAGGAAAAGTTACTGATGCTCGGGCCGGTTCTGGAACGTCTCAATGACGAATGCCTGAACCCGCTGATCGACCGCGCTTTCTCAATGATGGTGAAAAAGAACATGCTTCCTCCGCCTCCGGATGTGCTTAGCGGCACGCCGCTGCGCGTGGAATACATCTCCGTTATGGCGCAGGCGCAGAAGTCTATCGGCCTGTCCAGCCTCGCTAATACCGTGACGTTTATCGGTCAGCTTGCAGCGGCGAAACCTGAAGCGCTCGACAAGCTGAACGTGGATCAGGCGATCGACACGTTCGCCGACATGTCCGGGGTATCTGCAACGGTCATCCTTCCTCAGGAGCAGGTGAACAAAATCCGCCAGGACCGCGCACAACAGCAACAGATGCAGCAAAACGCAGCCATGGCAATGGCGGCGGCGCAGGGTGCCAAGACCCTCAGCGAGGCGCAGACGTCAGATCCAAGCGCACTGACAGCGCTCACCCGCGCAGCGGCGGGAGGTAATCAGCAATGACAGACCTCTATGAAGATGAGCAGCCGAGCGCTGAACAACTGAAGCGCATGGCAGAACGCGAAGAGCGAGACGCCGAAGATATCCGTTTTGTTATGGGCTCCGAGCGTGGCCGCCGCGTTGTGTGGCAGGTGCTTGAACAGGGAAAGGTGTTTGCCGCCTGCTTTGCCGCCGACCCGCATATCACAGCTTTCAACGAAGGGCAGCGCAATCTGGCGCTGGCGCTGTTTCAGCGCGTTATGACCTGCTGCCCCGAACTCTATCTGAAGATGGCTGATGAAGCCGCTAAACAGGAGTGATCATGAATTTGTTTGAACGTTTACTTTATCGCCGACTTTGCAACGAGCAGCCTGCCGATGGCGGTGCAGCTCCGGCATCTTCCGCACCGGCAGTGACCGCCACTGAGCAATCACAGGGCGATGCATCTCAGCAACCAGGGGCGCAGGCAGAAGGCCAGTCTCAGGATAACTCTGAGCAAAAGCCGGATCCCACTGCCGAGCAGCCGAAAAAGGATGAAGAGAAGGCTGGCGAAAAGAAAGACGGAAAAGACGAAAACAAAAAACCTGAAGGCGCGCCGGAAACCTATGAATTCAAAGCCGCTGAAGGCGTTGAACTGGATACGGAAGCCCTGAAGGACTTCGAACCGGTGGCACGCGAACTGAACCTGACTAATGAGCAGGCGCAGAAGCTGGTGGACGCATACCCAAAAATCCTGGCTGGCGTGCAGCAGCGTCAGGTTGACGCCTGGCAAAAACAAACTCAGGACTGGGCGGCGGATGTGAAAGCCGACAAAGAGATTGGCGGCGACAAACTCACCGCCAGCCTGAGCAAAGCGCAACAGGCGCTGGAAACGTTCGGCACTCCCGAGCTGAAAGAATACCTGAACGAAACCGGCCTGGGTAACCACCCCGAGCTGGTGAAAGCGTTCGTTAAAATCGGTAAGGCCATGTCTGAGGACAATATGGTCTCCGCCGGAAATACCGGCCAGCGTAGTGCTGCCGAAGTGCTCTATGGCAAAAACTAAGAGAGGATATAACCATGGCTGTTAAAGGCTTAACTGCGCTGACGCTGGCAGACTGGGGTAAGCGCGTAGATCCCAACGGGAAGGTTGATAAAATTATCGAGCTTCTCGGTCAAACTAACCCGATCCTTCAGGATATGCCGTTTGTCGAAGGCAACCTGCCTACCGGGCACCGCACCACTATCCGCACCGGATTGCCCGCTGCTACGTGGCGACTGTTGAACTACGGCGTTCCGCAGGGTAAATCAACAACTGCGCAGGTTACCGATACTGTCGGTATGCTGGAGACCTATGCAGAGGTTGATAAATCGCTGGCAGATCTGAACGGCAATACCGCCGAATTTCGTCTGTCGGAAGACCGTGCATTCATCGAAGGCATGAACCAGCAGATGGCGCAAACGCTGTTTTACGGCGATACCAGTGTCAACCCGCAGCAATTCATGGGCCTTTCTTCCCGCTACTCCAGCAAATCCGCCGGTAACGGTCAGAACATTATCGACGCTGGCGGCACCGGCACCGATAACACTTCTATCTGGCTGGTGGTTTGGGGTGAAAACACGGTGC